CCATTGGGGCGTTGTCCTGTGAGACGTTCATGGGGCCACCTTTAGGCGTAATAGCTGATGTTGAGTTTAGCGCCGCCTACCTGTTCGATGAACCGGATCATGGTCAGATCGCCATCATACTGGAGCGTAACGCCCACTGCGAGGGGCATACCGACAGACGCTGTGGGGGCGGTGTTGTCATCGCGCCAACGCACAGCTTGGCCTTCGGGAGTGATGAGGGCAATCACAGGACGGCAATTCAGGCCGTTCACGTCAACCGCAGGAACCGTCAACGCAGTGGATGCGCTGAGAGAAGTGATCTGCTGATAGCCCAACCGGGTCGTAATGGCTTTCAGATTAACCGACATCATATTCTCCTAGATTCCGTGAAGGACCGGATCTCTATAAAGTACTGCGTCGGTCCTGTAACCGGCGGAGCGGGGGTGTACGATATGTCTATGGCCTGCCCGGTTAACGAGTATAAGCCATTCTGAGGCGAAAGCAAGAACCCCCGCAACAAGATGGCGGACTGCCCACTGAGTGCATACGATCCGTTGAGCGCGTCGATAGAATACGCAGACCCAACACTGGGAGCCGTCCCCGCAATAGGAAAGCTTGCAAAGGGTAAACCTGCAAAACCGTATCCCGTTATGGAAAATGCCATTTAACCAGCCTAGTTTTCTGGTACTGCAACCCACGCCAATGTAGGCTCATCCCAACGGTACATCTTCCCATCATCGGGATAGGCAACGGGCGGCTCCCACTGCCATGCCGTCTGATTCAGTGTCCATGACGCAAACGGCTGCGAAGCGTAGAAGACATCGTTTGCAGCGTCATAGGTGTAGCCAATTCCGGCGTAGTTACCACGCAAGGCTACGCCGCCGTCTGGCTGGCCATCAGCGCCATAGTGGACATTCCCACGGGTGTTGTAGCTGGTCTGAAGCCACTGACCGGGCGACGAGTCCACAAACGTATCAAAGAACTCAGGACCGGCGACGATGACTTGGATGACCTTGCCATCGAGGCACTTCGCAAAATGGCTCATGCCGTATAGCTCCCTGAGGCGGTAAATTTGATGACGGTGTTTAAGCCGTTTGTGGTGACAGTGGGCGATCCGGTTGTGGTTCCGGTGTAATAAGCGGTTAAAACGCTGAGAATGACAACGCCAGAGCCGCCTGCACCGCCAGTTGTACCTGTGAGTGCAGCAGCGCCACCGCCACCACCGCCTGTATTTACAGTTCCGGCAGTTCCATTTCCTGATGACGCCCCAGCGCCACCGCCCCCAGCGCCGCCACCACCGCCAGTTGAACCACGGCTATCGCCGCCACCGCCGCCACCGCCAGAATATGTGACGGAAGACCCTGTAATTGTCGAGGCAGTTCCTGCGCCACCAGCACCTGCTTGCGCCGCCGCAGCGTTGGCTCCAACCGCAGATGCCCCGCCGCCGCCGCCGCCAGAACCATATATGGGACCGGCTGAAGTAAAGTAGCCTGTTCCCCCAGCATTTCCTTGACCAGAAGTTCCGCTTCCGCCTGTGCCACTGTTACCAACAGTGCTGCCATTGGTAGCTCCACCACCAGATCCGCCAGAAACGCCGTTATTTGCAGTTGGATAAGTGTTATACCCGCCGCCGCCGCCGCCAACTACAGATGTTATGCCAGAGCTTATAGACGATGTGCCACCATTGCCACCATTTGCGCTATTAGAGCCTGCGGTTCCTGCTGCACCCACAGTTATCGTATATACTATTCCCGGGGATAGGAATGACGTTCCGGTTAAAAGTCCGCCAGCGCCGCCTCCACCGCCATTTGCGCCAGCGCCGCCGCCGCCGCCAGCCACAGCAAGATACGACGCTGTGTACCCTAATGGGTTCAAAACAAATCCAGAATAGGCAATCCAACCTTGTGTTGCATCGACATAAACAATGGCGACGCTTTCGCGATTAATAGCAAGCAAGACATTTGAAGTGCCGCCATCTATTTTTCCGCCATTAGGATTAATAGTGCAGTTATTTGTACCAAATTTCCCCGCATAATCGGTGATCTGCACAATGTTGCCAGCAGCCGGGCTTGCGGGGAGCGTGACAGTGATTGCACCTGATGTTGTGTTAACAGCATAAGCATTGCCAGACACTGCCGTAAAATTAGCAGCTTGCACTGACTGCAAGGCTAACATGCCGCCATTAGCAAACGGCAACACGCCCGTAACGCCAGTGGTCAACGGAAGACCTGTGGCATTGGTAAGAGTCGCGGATGCGGGCGTTCCAAGAGCGGTTATATTGCCAGAAGCGTCTAACTGTGGCGACCGAGACGCGGCTGCCGTAAGGAATATGTTTTTGGTTCCCGCAGAAAATGTAACCGCAGATCCAGAGTTAGAAGAGCTGTAGACCGTTGTACGGGTAATTGTGTTGGCGGACGAATAGGTGCCAAGCCCCACTTCCCATTCGCTGGTTGTCTGCCCTTGGATTGAATAGTAACAAGTATCCCCAACAGACAACACAGCCGAGAACGTCCGATAGCCTGCCGCAGGCGTACCAGACACAACGAAAGCCCCCGTACCTGTGGACGTGGAGCTATCAAGAACGCGATCTGCGGTTATGAAAGCCATTAGGCACTCCAGGGCAGCGGCGGGGTTACAACCGGCGGATTTACCTGGTTGGCGATGTTGGTGGCAAGCCCAGCCTCAATGCTGGCGACCTGCTCCGCGCTCATAGACCCCTGCACCCAGCCCACGACCTGATCCTGCGTGAGATTAGCATAGGGGGTGTATGGTGTATTAGCCTCGTAGATAACGCCAACCGTGCCATAGACGGTGGAGTTGTAGGTGCCGTCAGTGGCGTTAGCGCGCCAATGGACGGTGAACACCACATTCGTCTGGCCTTCGGAGGTGGGGTAGCAGTTCATCTGCTCAATGACCCAAGTGTTTGTTACGCTCATTGTGTGATCTCCTCTTGCGCGGGCGTTTCCACCTGCGGCTGTGCCTGTTCGCGAATCTTCTGGATCAACTCAAACACTTGTGCGTATGGCATGTTGCCAAGCGCCTGCATGATTGCGTTGACTTCATTGATAGTCAGATCAAGTTTCATGCTGTCCCCCTTCTTTTGCTAAAAGCTCTTGCTTTAGCTTCTCAAGTTCTGCCTCTAACGCACTTATCTTTGTAACAAGATTTGCGTTAGTTATAACAAGAGCGCCAATCTGCTCGGCTATAACTTTCATGACATCATTATTCATGCCATCACCGCCACTTTTCTGTAGTTACCCGCATCGTCTTTCACGAGAATATATCCTGCGAGAGCTGTAACAGTTGCTGTGTACGAACTAGCCATCTGCATCAAGGGGAATGTTAGCCCGCCATATTTCCAATACAGCTGACCACCATTGTGCCACAGATCCTGATTGTTCAATGAAGAACCCGTATATTGCCCCATGTTTATTTTGCTATTTCCCATATAGATAGCAGCCGCAGGCTCTTGTGTGCCAGCGTAACTGTCTGGGAAATAAATTCCGTAAGAACCCGTCTTGAAATATTGACCAAAACGAATTCCTTTTGCTTTGATCTTATCAAGAAGGATACCGCAATAAAAACCATTCCAGTTATCAACATTTGTGCTGGAATAGTTACCATCATCGGGACTTCCAATGTATGCAACGCCAAAAGTCCAATCTTTGACACCTGTTCCAGCAGTTCTATAGTTAGACAAGAGCGCGCCGACACTGCTGCCCTGACCAACCAAAATGGATTTTTCTCCAATATCTGGGTGGTTAATTTGAATGTTTACCTCTAGTCCACAAAGAGACCAATTGGCTCCAGACGGAAGATTTGCGTATGTTGTTGCGTCAAGTGTCGGACCCTGCGGATAACCCCAGAGGCCAGTGATGATCTGCGAATCGCCGGGGAAACCGTTGGCGCGGGCAAAACCAGTGACGCCAATTGCGGAGCCTTTGGTGCTCCAATTTTGAGACGTTGATGTACCCCAATTGATTCCGTTATTAACCGAATTGCCAATTATGGCATTCCAAGTACCATTGATCTGCGTACCTGCGGTTGCATCGTTGACCACCTCAACATCAGCAAAAACGCCGCCAACATTCTGAGCAAATGGGTCGCCGGGCGTATCATATTTGATGTAATTTTGCGCCCATATAAGCGGGCTATTGCTTGCAGTTTTAGGTGACGAGGACGTGCCTTGTTTTATCGTTAGGTTTGACGGACCCTGCGAATAAACAGTAAGAGGCTGTATGTTGTTTGCGTTCGTTCCAGGCGCTGCCCCAATCCCCACGTTGCCGCTGGAGTCGATGCGCATACGTTCTGTAAGCGTTGTTGAGCCTGCGGAAGCTGTTGTAAGTGTGATGTACGCTGGTGTGCTTGTATCTGTCCATGTACCATCAGCATAACCAGAAATTTGTGCGCCTCTATTAAAAGCGGTTGCAGCGTAACCACCAAATTGATAACCGCCAAGGAAGTTGCCAGAAGTTACAGCCGTTGGGCTTGCAAGTGTGCCGTTACAAAACTGAGTAACAAATACAGGCCCTGATGTGGTGCGTATTGCAATTCGCTCTGTGTTACTTGAGCCTTGCAGAAGAATTGATGGTAAACCAGCAGCTATTGTAGTTGATGAAGAAACTGTTAAAGGCGCACTAGAACTACTCGTCCCAATCCCCACGTTGCCGCTGGTATCCATGACCATGCCAACAGAAACTGAAGCGGTAGCGCCAGCGCCACTAGCGTTATTGGCAGACGCGTAACCAAACTCTAATGGAGTATTGGAACCGGAAGATTTGATATATCCGCCATAGCCGTTTGCAGCGTACTTCCAAGAAGACGCAACTGTATCAAAATATAAATTTCCAAAAAGTCCGCCGTTTGAGTTGTTTAGAATTCCACTGGTCACTTGAAGGATTGAAGTGGAAGTATTCGCGATAGGCGTTCTTCCAATCCCCACGTTGCCGCTGGAGTCGATGCGCATGCGTTCCGAGGCGCCAACATTGAAAGCCGTAAATGCTGCTGCATCGGTGTCATTGTTATTGATATAAAACCCGCCAGTTTTATATTTAACAATATCAACAGTGGCAAGACCGCTTGCCGCAGCATTACTCGTAATAAGACGTATAATGGACCCAGCGGAAGATCCTGTATCTGTATTGTAAATGTCAACGTATCTTAGACTGTTTCCGGCACTATTCTCGCCAATTATTGTACTTCCGGCGTAGTCGATGCGCATTCGGACAGCACCCGCCGTGCCAAACGACAGACTGCCGGTTGCTGACCCAGTTCCCGTAATGTAGGGGTAAGACGCAGCTCCTCCGGCATTGCTGTCAAAGAGGATAGCTGACAAACCATCCGCCGCTCTGCCCCGCATAGCGATTGCACCGGAACTAGTGTTTGCTACAATAGTCAACGGCTGGTTTGGCGTACACCCAATTCCCACGCTGCCGGCGGAGTCGATGCGGACTTTTTCGGTGCCATTGATGTTCCATTTATAACCAACAAAAGTTGTCTGTGCACCGTTAATCGCAAATAACCCGTCTGAAGGGTCGCGGCCAAAATCGTAATACTCTGTTCCGCCAGTAGTGCTTATGACACGGATTTGATATGTTCCTGCTGCGGAGACGGTCAGTTTGTTTCCGGGCGAACTCGTCCCAATCCCCACGTTGCCGCTGGAGTCGATGCGCATACGCTCTGAACCGCCCGTATAGAAGGTCATGGGCAGATAAGTGCCTGTGCCCTGAAAAAGAGAACGAAGCGTCATTTCTCCAGAAGTCACCATAAGGCGAGCATATGAATTATTAGCTGTGTCAGATGAATTAAGAAAATCAAGCAAAGTAACTTGAGCAGTCCCATTTGGAATTGCTGTAATGGAGGTCGCGCCATTTGTGGTGGAACTTTGGAAAATAAGACGACTACCCATCGTCGCATTGGTCATATCGCCAGTGATGCGCTGGGCAGTGCCGGAAAAGGTCAGGTTGCCAGTTGAGACCGTTGCAGCATTTGCTGTTAAGGTTGTTCCGTTAAAAGTGAGATTTGATGACCCAGCAAATGATCCCGAATTGTTGTATTGAACTTGAGTGTCCGAACCGCCAGGAGATGACGTACCTGCCGTTCCCCATGTAGGCGCACCAGAACCGTTAGATTGAAGTACTTG